AAAAAGGCAGATACTGAAACAGTACAGCAAGAATTAGCAAAAAAGGCAAATGCCGAAACAGTAGAACAAGCACTAAATCAAAAAGCAGACATTGAAACAATGCAGCAGGCATTAGACCAAAAAGCCAATGAAATGGAAATGCTTCAAAAACTATCAGAAAAAGCGGACAAAGAAGCAATGATAACAGAATTAGCAGTAAAAGCAGATAAAGAAGATGTACAAACAGAGCTAGATAAAAAAGTAGATAAGGAAGAAATAGAAGAACTATTACAACAACAAATAGATGGTGCTAATATTGCTTTGGAATTAGATAAAAAGGTAGATAAAGAAACCGTTGCAGAGGAACTAGCTAAAAAAGCTGACGCTGAAACCATGCAGGAAGAATTGAATAAAAAAGCGGATATGGAAACAATGCAGGCAGAATTAGACCAAAAAGCAGATAATGAAACCATACAAGTAGAATTAGCCAAAAAAGCAGATACTGAAACAGTACAACAAAAACTAGACCAAAAGGCAGACACTGAAACCATGCAAGAAGAATTGAACAAAAAAGCCGACACTGAAACCATTACAGCAGAATTAGCAAAAAAGGCAGATACTGAAACAGTACAACAAAAACTAGACCAAAAGTCAGAAAAAGAACATAAACATAGCACAGATGATATTACAAGTGGTACATTACCTATTGCAAATGGGGGTACAGGAAATACTACAGGCAATGCTGCTACTGCTACAAAATTACAAACAGCTAGAACACTTGCATTAAGTGGAGATGTAACAGGTAGTACAACATTTGATGGTAGTGCAAATAAAACAATAACAACAACGTTGAAAAATAGTGGTGTAACTGCTGGAACATATGGTGCTTTGGATTTCATGACAAAAAATAATGGCACAGTGTGGGTAAGTAATAATACAGGATTACATGGTACGTCCGCTATATCTACATGGACAGCAAAACAGGCATGCAAAATTTCATTTCGCTGGAAGGTTTCTTCTGAAGCTACACATGATTATTTGAACATTACAGCAGCAGGAACACGAATACTTGCAAATACAAGCGGTGCTACAGAACAAACAGGAACATTGACTGTAGAATTGGCAGCAAATAAATCAATTGTATTTACTTATAGAAAAGATGGTAGTGTAAATAATGGTATAGATAGAGCTGAAATTAGCGAAGTAAAATATGGTGCTGGAACAGCAGACCCTAGTACATGTAATTGATGTAAGACATTCAAATGGTTCATACAAAGAAGGTATTCGTACGGAGGCTGTTGGTTTAGGTTCCCACGCAGAAGGAGGATTAAGTATTGCTAATGCGAATGCTTTGAGGATAAAAATTGCATATACCTCTACAAATGAAATTCGATTTGATAGTACATATAGTAAACACATAGACAATTTTAATAAATTGAGCGTTAATATGCCAATTTATGTACTTAATCGTATAAACAGAGATATTGATAAATATACAATTAAAAGTATTAATACAGAAAATAATAGTATTATAGTTAACGAAACAGTTTTGTCTAGTTATGCAGGCTCATGCCTATATCATATATTTTTTTATACTTCAACTGATAATTCTATTGCTGATTGTATACATGTAGAAGGTGATAGAACATTTGCAGGAAATTGGTGTGCTCATTCTGAAGGAAGTTATACAGCAGCAGATGGAAGTTGTGCACATGCTGAAGGGTGGCAAACAACTTCAACAGGAAATGCTTCTCATTCTGAAGGTTCTAGCTCAAAATCATCTGGACATGCTTCTCATGCAGAGGGCGGCAGTATTGCAAGTGGAGATTATTCTCATGCAGAGGGCGGCAGTACTGCAAGTGGTGAATGTTCTCATGCAGAGGGCGATAGAACACAAGCTATAGGTAATAGCAGTCATTCTGGAGGGTATTATACAATAGCAAAAGCGATGTATCAAACAGCAATAGGAAAATGGAATAAAGAAAGTACAGTAGAAACAGATAAGTTTATTATAGGGAATGGTACAAGTAATACTGCAAGAAGCAACTGCTTCAGAGTAACAAATACAAACGGTGTATATTCCAACAGTACATTCAAATCCAGCGGTGCGGACTATGCAGAAATGTTTGAATGGCTAGATGGAAACAAGGATAAAAAAGAAAGAACAGGATTATTTGTGACATTGGAAGGGGAGAAAATACGTATTGCTACTCCAGAAGATGATTACATATTAGGTATTGTTTCAGCTTGTCCATCTGTTTGTGGAGATGTATATGATGATACTTGGGCAAATATGCACTTAACAGATATATATGGACAACCTATATTAGAAGAAGTAGAAATTCCAGAAAGAACAGAAGAATTTATGACAAGAAATGAAGAGGGAGAAGAAGTAAAAGAAGTTATAGTAATAGAACAAGCACATACTGAAATAAGGCAAAAACTTAATACAGAATATGATAACACAAAAGAATATATACCACGTTCAGAACGTCCAGAATGGGACGCTGTAGGAATATTGGGCAAATTAGTTGCAATAGATGATGGCAGTTGTGAAGAAAATGGCTGGTGTAAAGTAGGAGAAGGAGGTATTGCTACCATATCAGAACAAAAAACACGTTTTAGAGTAATGAAAAGATTAGACCAAAACCACATTAAACTATTGATATTGTAAAGAGGTGATAATATGGAAAAGGAAGAATTAGAACAAAATCAAGGCATACAACTGGGTTTTATGATAACAGTGAAGGGAAGGAAATTGCTTGCGAAACTGGTAGCGGGGGAGCAGTTGGAGATTACGAGAGTAATGGTAGGTAGTGGAAATTTAGGAGAAGAAAGTCCTGCTTATTTTGATGACTTGATACAGCCAGTGGCACAAGCGACTTCTACAGAACCTGTTGCAGAAGATGGTGTTGTTTCATTTGTAGTAGAATATAGAAGTGACTTAAATGGGGGATTGCAAGAAGGATTTTGGATAAGTGAGTTTGGTGTGTTTGCCAGAGATGGAGAGGAAGAAATATTATTATATTATGCAACATTGGGAGATTTTCCACAGCATGTAATGGCTTATAAACAAAATGGTGCAATAGATGTCAGAAGGTATCCTGTAAGTATTGCAATATCTGATGAAGTAGAAGTAGTAATTGCTTATCCAGCACTTTCTTTTATGACAGCAGAAGAAGTAAGAAGATTTTTGACTATCAATTTATTGCCAGAGTTTTTATTAGATATGGAAGATTTGATTAAAAAACACAATGAAGATGAAAATGCCCACCCCAAACTCAAAACATTGTTAGATGCAGATTTAAAGGCAAGAATAGAAAGACTTGAAAATGCACTCTATTATGATATTAAAGAAAATCCATTTCTGGTAACATTTGAAACGTTGAATGGTATTACATTGACAAAAGGTGTGTGGAATAAAAATAAAAAATGTCTGGAGTGTTAAAAAAACAGGAGTAAAAATTCCTGTTTTTTTTGTTTGTATTTAATGACATAAGAATTATGTTATATTATTTATAGGAACAAGAACAATTTCACAGCCTAGAGCATTTGTTATTTTTAAAAGAGTATCAAGTTGAGGAATTACTTTTTTGCTTTCCAGTCGTGCAATAACAGATTGTGTTAGGTTTGTGGCAATAGCTAACTCTTTTTGTGTCATTCCTTGATTATGACGTTGTTCTATGAGTTTATCAATAAAAGTAGTGCAATTATCAATCATAAATGGCACCTCCTGCTGTTTTACTGTATTCATATAAATGTTCTGGAGCTATATCAATATCGTCATTCCAAACGACTGTGCCACATTCAACTTTTGCACCAAGAAAAAAGGTAATATTTTTCAGTTGGGCATAAATGGCTTTCTCTAATAGAGGACGAGCGTCATATATTTTTTTTGTTCCATCTGCAAAAGTTAAAAGTAAAGTGTAATCTTGTTTAGGCTGCACTTCTTTTACTACCCAAGCTGGAGTTATCATAAGTTATAACCCCCTTTCTTATTATGATAATAGAATGCGTTACTTAATGCAAAGGTGCAATTTTATAAAGAGGTTGCTCACTAATAGCAAGCTCCCAGTTAGCTAGAAGCTCATCTTTATGGAGCTCTGTCCAAGCTACGATGAGCTTCATTTGTTTTTTTGGCATATCTCCGTCTGTAAGTTCTCCCTCCATATTAAATACAGCATTGTATCCTTGATATGCTGCATGAAAGTGTGGCGGATTATGTTCTCCATTGTTATACATTCTAATGATAATACCATAAAACATTGAAATAGTTGGCATTTATTAACATCTCCTTTCAATAATTTAATTATAGCATATTTGCTATAATCAGTCAATAGCATATTTGCTATATTTTGATGTACATTTATACAAGGATTGTTTATATTGTTATTTAGAAAAATAAAACAAAATACTTATAAATTTTAGAGAAAAATTTAGAAAGAAGGGATAAATATGGCATATATAGGAAGTGTTAGAGCAACAAGTGAAACTAATTTTGTGGTGTTGGTATATAGCTTAAAAGCAGGAGAAAGATATAAGTGCAGAGGGATGTATGATTCAGATGATATGTATGGTCGTGAAGAATATTGTTCTGCTGGAATAGCAACAGCAGATGAAGATGGATATGCGAGATTTAGTGGTAACACATCTGGGGGAAAAACAGTAGCAAATGTAAGACAAATACAAATTTTAACAGCAGATGCTTATGGAACCCATGTAATATCACAGTCTGTTAGTTTAAGTTATACACCATCTGTAACAACACCTTCTGCACCATCATCAATTAGCTATAGTACTTCTATCAATTCCTATAACTCTACCTGCATATCTTGGGGGAGTGTATCAGGAGCAACAAGTTATGTGTTAGAAAGAGCAATAAATGGTGGTTCATTTAGTCAAGTATATTCTGGGGCATCTACCAGTTATACGGATTATGGTTTGAACTCTAGCACAACAAGAGTTCAGTATAGAGTAAAAGCGGTAAATAGTGGAGGTAGTAGCAGTTATAAAACAGGTTCTAGTGCAACAGTATATTATAGTAAGCCAAATGTCGCACCAACAGTACCATCAAGTATTACTGTACCTGCTACTGTTTATGGAGGTAGAGCATTTACAGTAAGTTGGGGAAAATCTACAGATAGTGATGGGAATTTATCAGGGTATAAATTAGAAAAGTCAATCAATGGCGGAAGTACTTGGACACAAATATATCAAGGAAGTAGCACAAGTACATCTATAACACTTGCATTTGGAGAAGCCACACAAGTTATGTTTAGAGTAAGAGCCTATGATAGCAGTGGTGCTCACAGTGGATACAAAGCAAGCGGTACAAGCACTGTAGTAAATAATAAAGCTCCTACTGCACCGCAAAGTATTACCGTTCCACTGAATATTTATGGGGGAAAAACGGCAGTAGTGACTTGGACAGCAGCCACAGACAGCGATGGGAATTTATCAGGGTACATATTAGAACGTTCTGTAAATAGTGGTACTTACACACAAATTTACAAAGGTGCGAATAAAAGTTATAGTGATAGCATTACAAAAGGCTGGAATACAGTACAATATAGGGTTTGTGCTTATGATAGCTATAATGAAAAAGGTGCTTACAAAACAGCACAAGTTAGAAATATTATAAACAATGAACTGCCAGTGATTACCACAAACAGTACAAACTTAGGATTAAAAACAGGTGCTTTTTCTTTTAATTACACTGTTTCAGACCAAGAAAGCAACAAATTAACTGTAGTAGAAAAAATAAATGGTGTACAGAAAAAGAGTTTTACAGCAACTTCTGGTGCAACATATACATTTCAGATAACACAACAAGAGTTTATTTGTATATTAAATGGTACAAATACACTTTCTATTACAGCAACAGATACAGATGGTGGTGTTACAACAAAAAATGTTACATTTCAAAAACAGGAAAATGAAATTGCTTTTACATTAAAAACACCTTTTGAAACAGATGCTGCTGCAAGCGTAGGTATTATGAATGTGGTTAGGCAGATACCAGAAGGAGCAGATTTTGTAATAGAGGCTTGCAATAATGCCTATGATACTAGCCCTACATGGGAAGATGTAACACGATTTGTAAAAGAAGGCAGAAATTTTATATTGTTAAATGAACAAAAAACCGCTTCAAAGTGGGGATTTAGTTTTAAAGTGACAGTGAGAAGAAATACGGCAACAGGTGAAATTTATATCAGTTCTGTAGGAGGGAATTTTAAATGATAGAGTGGAGAAAAGATAGCATATTAGAAGCAAAAGAAAGGGACAGAAAAAAGAAAGAAACGGAGAATGTAGTAGAAACACTTTTACAACTAGAACAACAAGCACAACAAGAAAGACAAATGTTAGCACAACAAATGGCAGATTTGGAATTAGCTATGTTAGAAGGAGGAAATACAAATGTTTGAGATATTAAAACAAAGATATAAAAAGAATTTTGTGAGAAAAGACCAGTTACAGAAATATGTAATATTGGGGAAAATTACACAAGAACAGTATTTTGATATTACAGGGGAAAAACAAAAATCAGAACAAACTGAAGAAGAATTTTAAAAGAGTTTTAAAAAGCATTAAAACGTTTTTTAACTCTTTTTTTGTTGAGATTTTTTGATACTTAGATTTTTTTAGTATAAAGGGAGAAGGGGGGAATAGTATGGAATGGGAAATCGTAACAGTAATGATTGCATTATTAGGGCTGATTGCTACAGTCACAAAGCCTATTATGAATTTGACAAACACCATTACAAAATTAAATGATACTTGTGAGCATTTGGAGTCAAAAATGGAGAAATTCGAAAATCATAATCATGATAGCCATGTAAGACTGTGGAACCATAATAATGAGCAAGACGAACAGTTAGCAGACCATGAGAATAGAATAAGTATATTAGAAGAAAGGAAGGTATAGCATGAGAATTAACTGGAAAGTAAGACTAAAAAATCCTTATTTTTGGTTTGGATTGGTAGCGATTATACTTGCTGCAGTAGGGGCAAAACCAGAGATGTTTACGAGCTGGGAGATATTGATAACACAAGTGAAACAGCTTTTTGGCAATCCTTTTGCATTAGGTTGTGTAATTGTGGCAGTTGTAGGCTATGTCAATGACCCTACTACAGAAGGCATTACAGATAGTAAACAGGCATTGACTTATCAGAAACCTAAAAAGGATTGAGGTGATTACATGGAAATTAAGGAAGTTTTAGCACATCAAAGCAATTACAATAAAGGTAGGAAACAGAATATACAGTTTATTGTAGTGCATTATACAGCGAATAATGGTGACAAGGCAGAAGGTAACGGCAATTATTTTGCTCAACCAAATAGAAATGCTTCCGCTCATTATTTTGTAGATGAAAGTACTATAGTACAAAGTGTAAAAGATGGTGATACTGCTTGGCATTGTGGGGCAAAAAACTATAAACACCTAAAATGTAGAAATGACAACAGCATAGGTGTAGAAATGTGCAGCAAAAAAGATGAGAAAGGACAATACTACATAAACCAAGCAACACAATATACAGCGATTGAGCTAATAAAAGTGCTTATGAAAAAGTATAACATACCAGTAGAAAATGTAATTAGGCACTATGATGTCACTGGAAAGGCTTGTCCAGAACCTTTTGTTAGAAATCAAGTACAATGGTTAGACTTTAAAAGGAAACTGATAGAAAATGACGAGAAAGAAGGTGCAGAAATGATATACAATTACATTGATGAAAATATGCCCAATTGGGCAAAATCTACAGTGCAAAAACTGATTGACAAAGGTGCATTGAAAGGAAATGAAAAGGGAGAATTGTTGTTGACTGGTACAATGTTGAGGTTATTTGTCATTTTTGATAAAGAGGGTTATTTTGACAAATACAACACTATAGAAGAAGTGCCAGATTGGGCAAAACCAACTGTACAAAAGTTAATTGATAAAGGTGTATTAAAAGGCAATGAAAAGGGAGAATTACAACTTGTATATATTCTGTTAAGATTATTTGTAATACATGATAGAATGGGTGTATATGACAGATAATAATATATTTTTATATAATATAATCAATTTAACTAACAGAACGAGTGTATATGATACACCTTTTATTTCTGAAATTTTTTGTAATAATAAAATAAATATTAAATATGTATAA